GGATTATTTGGTGTTGTTAATAAGGTTATATCTACAAGTGAATTGCAAGAGAACAAACAATTAGCCGAATTAAAAATTATATGTTTAGTATTACAACATGACAAAGAAGTAAGACATATGATGAAAGATAAGAACTACCAAGAGGAGATGGATTACTTGGTACGAAATGAAAAAAGAAACAAATACATTAGAAACTTGGCCTCTAGTTTACAAGGAAATACTTTATGTTTATTTCAGTATGTTGAAAAACACGGTGATGAACTTGTAAAAATGATAAAAGAAAAGGCAGAGGATAAAAATGTATTCTATGTACACGGAGGAGTAGAAACAGATGATAGAGAAAAGATTAGAGAAATTACGGAGAAAAGTGATAACGCCATTATTGTTGCTAGTTACGGCACTTTTTCAACCGGAATTAATATACGGAATTTGCATAACATTATTTTTGCTAGTCCTTCTAAATCTCGTATAAGAAATTTACAAAGTATTGGTAGAGGTTTAAGATTAAAGGACAATGATTCAGCTGCGACTTTATATGATATAGCAGACGACATAAGTTATAAAGACAAAGAAAATTACACGTTAGCACATTTTCGTGAACGGATAAATATTTACAATGGTGAAGATTTTAATTATGAGATACACAATATAGATTTGAAATGATATCAGATGAAGATTTTAGATTTTTGTTAGAAGAAAGTCGGTACGCCAAAAAGATATTAGAAATAGGTACTGGCACAGGTAAAAGTACAACTGCTTTAGTGGCAAACAGAGCAGAGGTATATACTATTGACAAAGACGATATATTTGAATATGTTGGTATTGAAGATAACATAAACAGATTTCATTGTACAAGTGTTGATTATTGGAAAGAGTATGGTCATTTTGATTTTGATTTTGTGTTTGTTGACGGATCAATCGGCGTTTATGATTGCGAAGAAATATTAAAAAGAACTAAGGATAATTTTAAAATTGTTTTCCATGATTATTTACCTAACGAAGAAAAATATCCTGGAAAAAATAAAGGTTGGTATAATATGAAAGTTTTTAAAGAAACTTCATTATTAACTTATGATATAATAACAAAAACTGGTGGTACTCATTGTGTATTGGCAGAGCTAAAGAAGGATAAATAATCATATGGAAAATAACATTAAGATTATTAAGTTGGTGAACGGAGACGATATCGTTTGCGTAGTTGACTTTACTAAAAGACAATTAGATCCAAAAAACAAAACAATCAATATAGAAAAGCCTTTACAAATAAAATACGTGCCACAAATAACAGTGCAAGGTTTTAAGGACTACATTGCATTGATTCGTTGGACGGCCTATACTAACGATGAACAAATTACTATACCAAAAGATAAGATAATGACAATTACAAATGCTAATGATAGTATGAGTAAAAGTTATCTTGGTGTTGTTGATACATACGAAGATATTCCTCTGGCGGACAAAGATGTAAAAAAGTCGCAAGTTAAATTTACCACCACAGAGAATAAAGAAATTAATAGAATCTTTGATGATTCAATATATGATGACGATGATGAAGGAACTTTGCATTAGAGGAGACCAGTACCTGGAGCTTCTCCCCAAACGGCTACACCGTTCATTATACATAAAATTATCAAAAAGTCAATGCTGATTTCGGCACAAACCGAAATTTTTTCAAGCGGGTGTAGCTCAGTGGTAGAGCGTCTCGTTGCCAACGAGAAGGCCGTCGGTCCGACCCCGATCACCCGCTCCAAAATGCTTAAAACATTGACATTTAAACTGAAAGATGTTATATTAAGAATATGAGTAAAACAAAAAAAGAACACTATGTTAATAACAAAGAGTTTTTAGAGGCAATGAATAAGTACAGAAAAGCTGTACGAAGAGCGGCCAGATTAAAACAAGATAAACCACTGGTAGGAGACTATCTTGGATCATGTTTTTTAAAGATTGCTAATCATTTGTCATACAGACCTAATTTTATAAATTATACTTTTAAAGATGACATGATATCAGATGGTATAGAAAACTGTCTACAATACCTTGACAACTTTGATGGTAAAAAATCAAATAATCCGTTTGCTTACTTCACTCAAATAATCTATTATGCATTTATACGTAGAATACAAAAAGAGAAAAAGCAAGTGACTATTAAACACAAATTAATCAGCAATTCTAATTTAGATGACTTTGCTTTGCAACCAGGTGATGATAGAGAGTTTAAGAATCAAATGACTGAATATCTACAGAAAAATTTACCAATGGACGCACAAGAAAAGATTGCTGAAGAAGTTAAAAATAGTAAAAAGAAACGTAAGAAAAGAACAAGTAAGAATAGTTTAGATTATTTTTTTGAAAATTATGAAGATAGCCCTACTAAATGATACACACTTTGGTTGCCGTAATGATTCTCCACATTTTATAAATTATCAGAATAAGTTTTATGAGGAACAGTTTTTTCCTTATCTTATTAAGAATAATATTAAATGTTTAATACATTTAGGTGACGTAGTTGATAGACGAAAATTTATTAATCATAATACAGCCCACAACTTTAAAAAAGTATTTTGGGATAGATTAAAAGAACTAGATATAGAAACTCACGTTATACTAGGTAATCACGATACATATTACAAGAATACAAATGAAGTTAATGCTTTGGAAAATCTTAATATAGGTAACGAAGTTAAGATATACACTAAAGCCACCGAAATAACTTTAGATGGTTTAGATGTATTGTTAATACCATGGATATGTGAAGACAATATGGAAGATACTCTATATAAATTAGATAACTCTACATCACAAATTGCCTTTGGTCATTTAGAAGTAAAAGGTTTTGAAATGCATAAAGGAGTTATGAATGAACATGGTCTAGAGAAACAAAATTTTAGAAGATTTGAAAAAGTATTTTCTGGTCACTTTCATAAGAAATCAGATGACGGACATATCTTTTATCTAGGTACACAATATCAAATTATGTGGTCAGACTATAACTGTCCTAAAGGTTTTCATATATTTGATACAGATACTAGAGAACTAGAACGAATAGAGAACACTTTACCTATATTTAAAAAATTATCATATGACGATACTAAAGAAAACTATGACAATTTAGATTTATCTTCTTATGAAAATTGTTTTGTAAAACTGTTTGTTAATAGAAAAACTAATCCAGAAATGTATGGTAATCTAATAGAAAGGTTTTACAACAATACAAATATACATGAGTTAATTATAAATGAAGATACAAATGACATAACACAAACAGTTAGAGTTGATACTATAGATCAAGGAGAAGATACACTGACATTTTTAGGTAATTATATTGAACAGGTAGATACTGATTTAGATAAACACAAACTAAAAGAATTTGCAAAAGAATTATATACGGAGGCCAGTGAGTAAATATAAAAATCCATTTGAAGGACCTTTTAAAGTAACTAAAGGTAAAAAAATTAAAATTGTAAAAAGAAAAAGTGCCTACAGTTCAAAACCTTTACCTAACGATTTACTTAATGAGAAAAGAAAAAAGAAAATATACATACATGTGAATCAACATGTGATCAGAGCGAACAAGAAAAACAATGACAACGATCCTGTGATAACAATCAAGCAAGGTAATAAGAACACCTACTGCCATGAAGTTGAGATCAAAGGACCAAGTCGTATGCTATACGGGGGCAACGACAAACCCATATTGAGCTGTGGTGCGAGAGTTGTGATAGAAACAGAATCAGAGATAGAGGTGATTAAATGATAGTATTTAAAAAGATAATGTATAAAAACTTCCTATCTACAGGTAATATACCTATAGAAGTTGAACTAGATAAATCACACACAACACTAATAGTAGGTCAAAACGGATCAGGTAAATCTACTTTACTTGACGCATTATGTTTTGTTTTATTTAACAAACCATTTAGAATTATAAAAAAAGATCAGATAGTAAACTCAATAAACAATGCTGATTGTATTGTAGAAATAGAATTTACTGTAGGACAAAAACAATACAAAATTATACGTGGCATAAAACCTAACATATTTGAAATCTATTGCGATGGTACTCTTTTAAATCAAGACGCCAATAGTATAGACTATCAAAAATATCTAGAACAAAATATAATGAGACTTAATTACAGGTCTTTTTTACAAGTAGTGTTATTAGGTGCTTCATCATACGAACCATTTATGAAAATGAAACCTAGATACAGACGAGAGGTTGTGGAAGAAATATTAGACATTAGAGTATTCGGACTTATGGATTTAATATTAAGAAGTCAACAATCAGACTTGGCTAAAAAGGTTGTAGAAATGAAACACCGTGCTGATTTAATACAAACCAAGTACGAAACAGAGTTAAATCACTTCAATGCTATCTCCGACCTTAATATGAACGACCTAGATGGTAAGAAACAGCTGGTTAACAAAAACAAAGAAGATAGTAAAAACTATATTAAAAAGATAGAAGAATTAAACGAACAAATAGGTTATAAGAAAAAAGACATAGAAAACAAGGACAAGGTACAAACAAAGGTAGGTCAACTATCTAAACTAGAAGCTAAAATAGAAACTAATCTATCTACCCACCAAAAGACATTAGAGTTTTTTGAGAATAATAATAACTGTCCTACGTGTACACAACCTATAGATCAAGAATTTAAAACAAAAAAAATAGAATCAACTAAACAAAAAGTAAAAACTTTATCAGATGGTATGAAAGAAATACTAAATGAGATAGCTAATACAGAATTAAAACTATCAGAAATGAATAAAGTATCACAAAAGATACATGAACTAAATATTGATATATCCAAATTTGAAACTTCTTTAGATGAGATAAATAAGTTTAGCAATAGAATACATGAAGAAATAAGATTGTTAGAAAACAAACAAGTTGATGGTAAAGAGATTGAGTCACAACTAGAAGAACTTAATAAACAATTAGAAGAAACTAGAATTGAAAGAGATAGAATAGTTGAACAAAAAGATTACGTAGATATATTAAGAGAAATACTAAATGACAAAGGTGCCAAGGCACAGATTATACGTAAGTATGTTCCAATAATGAACAACTTAATTAATCAACATTTACAGGCCATGGATTTCTTTGTATCGTTTCATTTAGATGAGGAGTTTAATGAGACAGTAAAAAGTAGATTTAGAGATACTTTTAATTACAATAACTTTAGTGAGGGTGAAAAAATGAGAATAGACCTTGCATTGTTATTTACGTGGCGACATATCGCAAAAATGAAAAACAGTACAAATACCAATCTATTAATATTAGATGAGATATTTGATGGCAGTTTAGATGGCCAAGGTACAGATGATTTCTTTAAGATAATAACACAACTTACAAAAGAAAACATTTTTATAATATCACATAAAGGCGATATAATGTTTGATAAATTTACAAATATAATCAAGTATGAAAAGTACAAAAATTTCACTAGATTACAAGCAACATAAATAGGAGTATTATGGGAAGCACACAAAAAAATGTAATGAAGAAGCCAAAGGTGCAGATGAATAAACTTTCTGCTAATGCAAATAAACAGAGTCCTAAATCTTATACAAATAAGACTACAGAAAAAATAAATAAAGAATCAGAGACAGGTTTTCTTACGCCAAAAGATAACGTAGATGATGGTACTTTTAAACTAGTACCACCAAGAGACCCTAGAATACAATCAGCAATAGCACCTTTTTCAGATGACATGTTAGAAGAACATGGTATCAAAGATAGACAAGAACTAACAGATAGAATGTTTAAAACAATGTTAAAGTATGGTGGTATAGGTCTTACAGCAAATCAAGTAGGATTACCTTTTAACATGTTTGTTTTAGGTGCCCACGATCATATAGAAAAAGGTTTAAAAATGGCATGTTTTAATCCATTTATAGTTACTAAAAGTGAGGAAGAAGTAGTAATGAAAGAGGGTTGTTTAACCTTTCCTTTTGTATTCATATCAAAAACTAGACCTAGAAAAGTGGTAGTTAAGTATGAAGACGAGAACGGTGCCTTACAAGAAGGCCACCTTGATGGTGTTGTTAGTAGAGTATTCCAACATGAGTATGAACACACGTTAGGCAAGACTTTTATAGATGGTGTATCTAAAATGAAACTAGATATGGCATACAAAAAGGCAGGAAAACAAATGAAAGCCTATCAAAAACACAAGGCGGAGATGGAAAAAGCCTAGGCTTGACAATCAGGATACTTTATGATACCTTTATATTATGACAGCAGTACAAAAAGACGAATTTGATATACACGCAAAACAAGATTTAGAAGGCGTTGAAAAAAAGTGGCAACAGTTTCAAGACGAAAATGATATATCTAATTTAGAAGATATAGATGAGAAAGTACTTAAAGAAGCTATAGAAAAAGACCTTGGTTACGTGTCTAAAATGACAGTACAAGAGTATACACTATTTCAAAAGTGGCAAGAAGTACATAGAAAATATCCTACGGTAGAAACTACTACCTTATATGGTACTGAAAGATTACTTAAATCTCCCGAACAAAAACATCAAATAGAATCAGTTAGAAAAAATATCTGGATACCAGAATCACCTGAAGATTATGATAAACTAGAACCTGTATTAGAATTTACAGATGATAGTACTAAAAATTTTAAAGGCAAAGCAGTAAGAACTCAACAATTATCAGAGAACTGGAATACATTAAGAACTTTCTTATCTACTATGAAAAACAATAGTAATATTGGTAGACAGTTATTCTTTAATGTAAATGACAATAGATCAGGTAAACATCTAGGTGTCATTTGTATATCTGGTGACTTTATGGATTTAACACCTAGAGACAGTGCTATTGGCTGGGATAGACAGAGTAAAACTTTTGGTGGTATGATTAATCATACAGCAATTGGTTCTTCTATTGTACCAACACAACCACTAGGTTATAGTTACACAGGTGGTAAACTATTAGCATATCTATGTTTATCAGATGACGTACAAAGAATATGGCAAGAAAAGTATGGTGACAAACTAGTTGGTGTTACCACAACATCTTTATATGGTAAAGCAAAAGCAAATACATTAAGTCAATATGATGGTTTAAAATACTGGAAACGTATGGGTTTTACTATGGGGTCAGTATCATATGAACCACAACCAGAAACTAAAAAACTAATTAAACAATGGTTAAAGAAAAATCATACTAAAAAATACTTTGAGTGGTATGAGGCAACAAGAGCCAACGGCCAACCATTAAAGAGAGATCATAAGAATAGATCATATATGTTTACCTATTCTAAAATGGGTATAGATAAAAAACTAATTAAAACAGATCACGCTAGAGGTATCTATTTTGCAAGATTATATGAAAACACTTATGAGTATTTAAGAGGCGAAGTAAAAGATGACGGTCTAATATCTAGATTTGATTCGTCTACCGAAGCATTAGTTAAAGTATGGAAAGATAAACATGCCTCTAAAAGAATTAAAAACTTACTAGCAACCGATAGATTCTCTAAAGAATCACACTTCTATGATGATTTAATATACCTTGATTGGGAACAGTGCAAGGAAAAGTACTTGAATCAGGTAGGGAGATAACGAATCTACCATGAAAAATATAATGTTCTGGTTGTGTTCTTTCAAAAAGTAAGTAAAATCAACGATATTTAATGGCTTGACTTTTCTGTATTTTCCATATAGGATAAGTGTATATGAAAAAAAATACCACTACAAATATTAGCCTTGACCAAAAAAGTCAACTAGCTAAACTTATCGCTACAGAAAATATAACTATTCAACATAACAATGTACGTACTGCTTCGTTTGATGTAAAAAACAGAGTACTTACATTACCAATATTCAAAACAAAATCGCCAGATGTTTATGACATGCTTATCGCCCACGAGTGTGCTCATGCTCTCTTTACTCCTTATAAGTCGTGGGCAAAAATTCAAGATGATGAGCTACGTGCTTATGTAAATGTTCTAGAAGATTGTAGAATAGATAAAAAAATACAAACACAATATCCTGGTGTAGTTAGAAACTACATTAATGGTTTTGATATTCTTAATAAAGCAAATTTCTTTGGTACTAAAG